TAGAAGCTTGAGATGCTTTCGTAGTCGCTGTTGAGGATGACCCTGATGCTGATGTAGCAGAAGTAGATGCATTAGATGCTGATGTCGCTGCTTCAGATGCTTTAGTAGAAGCCGTGGTTGCACTTGATGCCGCTGCTGTAGCTGATGCTGCAACTGCAGATTCAGAACTAGCTGCTGCCGTAGCACTAGCAGAAGCCTCAGAAGCCTTTGTAGTGGACGTAGAGGCTTGATTAGTAGCTGTGGTAGCACTAGAAGCTGCGCTTGTTGCAGAGGTTGCTGCTGCGTTCTTAGAGGCTAAGGCTTCAGACGCTTTAGTTGTTGCAGTAGACGCTTGAGTAGTGGCTGTAGTAGCTGACGTAGAGGCTGATGTGGCTGAGTTTCCTGCATTAGTTTCGCTTGTTGCAGCAGCATTCTTACTTGAAAGGGCGTTAGTTGCTGATGATGCTGATCCTGTTGCTGATGTTGCGGCATTTGTCTCACTTGTCCCTGCGTTAGTTGCTGATGTAGATGCTTCACTAGCCTTAGTAACCGCAGTTACTTTAGATGCTTCTGAGTTAGTTGCTGATGTAGCTGATGCTGTAGCACTATTGGCTGCTGCCGTAGCACTATTAGCTGATCCTGTTGTTGACGTTGCTGCATTAGATGCTGATGTTGCTGCTTCAGATGCTTTAGTGGAAGCTACCGAGGCGCTAGAAGACGCTGCAGTTGCAGATTCTGCTGCATTGACAGCCTGTCGTGTTACTTCTGTTATGGTAGCATCGGTGTTCGAGTCTCCCGTACCACCTACACCTCGATATATTCCTGACATACTAATTCCTTATCTATTTAGAATTTCTTTCTTTCTCAAGCTTCACCATTTTAGCATGAAGGGCATTAATCTGCTTATCAAGAGCTGCGTTTGGGCCAACTCCATTGATACTACGAGCTGCTCCCTTAATTCTCTTAGTACTTCCTTCACTCTTAATATCAATTAATTTACCTGAACCAGCAGCCGCAATCTTAGACTTACCATTAAGACCTGTAATCTTCACAGTCTTTCCTACTCCAGCAGAAGGGTGTCCACCTGTCTTTGTAGGACGAGCAATACCTTTAGAAATGATACGCTTTCCTGTTGTACGATTAGGATTTGGTGAAGTACGTACAGTACCACCATTACCTGTCTTAACTACTGAACCTCTAATAGTTTGCCCTGCTTTATTCTTAGTAGCTTTAGTCCTAACAGCATTCCCTTTAGGGTCAGATGATAGGTTATTTAATTTGTATTGTAAGCGACCAATGGTCTGACGAGATTTACCAGCCTTAGTAGCTGCATCAATCTGAGATTTTAATTCTCTCTTCTGTTTAAATGTTGACATGACATTTCCTTAAGTAAAAGAAAAGGGAACTCCCTAGAAGTCTAAGCAGTTCCCTTATGGGAAGGCTAAATTAATAGCCTATGTATTTACGCAGGAAGCGCAATAGCGACAGCAGAGGTGTCACGTAGAACGCCAGTGCCGTAGATGGTATCACTAGTAAACAAGTCAGCCAAGAACTCTTGCTTGTACTGAGTCTGTGAACGAACAGCCATCTGCTCTGCATATACGAATGCATCCTTATGCATCAATACACCTATCTTAGCAGAACTATCAACTGGACAGTTGTTACTAATATAAACATCGATACCATACAAGTTGCCAATCTTACCATTAACAACAGTTTGACCAGTAACAAAATCAGAAGAGGTATAACGCTCAATACCCATGATAGAGTTACGAGCAGAAGGTGGAAGAACTAAAGAACGTCCGTCCATAGGTACATCTGCATCATCTAACATCTGAATTAAGTTACGGAAGCCAGCATCGTTAAAGGCTAGAGCACCAGAACCAGCATAATCTGACAAAGCACCATTAGCAGCGATCTTCTGAGCCTTAGCCCAGCTAGAACCATTACCACCATTAGCAGACTTACCTAACAAGAATAGATCGTCTTCAACTTTCTTAGCCAAAGAATAACCAGCATCACCAGTATAGAACTTACGCATAGAAGCTTGCGCTTGAATGTCGGTAATGTCTTCGATCATACGTGAGTATTCAAAGTGCTTGTTAATGAGAATAGACAACTGAGTTGCAGTCTCATTCTGGATTGTTACTGCTGTGCCAGAAACTTTAGCAGTAGCAGCGCCACGGCTAGGCTTAGGGATGAAAATAGTATCACCCTTCTTACCTGACATAGGCATTTTGTTAACTAGGTTTGCAATAACTAGTTCCTTCTTATAAGCAGCAATGATTTCATCACTCCAAATCTCAGGGATAAAACTAGCGGCAGTTGTGTTGTTTGTTACGCCACCTTGGGCGGGATATACTGAAGTAGCCATTTTAAAAATTTCCTAATAATAATAGATTAACGAACTCTACCTTCTGCATACGCTTTCATTATAACGTCATTGTTAGCAAGGTATCGTTCAGGTTCGTACTGCATCATGTGTAATAGTTCAGATCGTTTCAGGAACTTCTTAGTAGTCTCACCAGATCCTCGTGCTGATCCATTGCTTCCACTTTTAAGAGAACGTTTACGATCCCCTTCAGTAGCAGCCTTAGCTCCTGCAATCAGTTCTTGCTGTTCTTTCCAAGTTGTAAACAGATCATCAGCAGCGTCAAAGTTAAACTCTGCGTCTGCTTTCTGTAACTTAGTAGTCCTAGCCTGAGACTTACCAACCCATTCTTGGAAGCCACTGTCATTCACTATATCCATCGCATCTGGATGGGTTGCAAAGATCCTGTCTCGTGCTTCCATCTTTGTTAACTTCTCAGTAGCTTCCTTTGCCGCTTTCAAAGCTGGATGGTTTTCTAGTTTCTTATCAAGGGTTGCATTAGGATTCTCTAAGAAATCCAGATCACTCACCTCTTCCTGTTGCGATTCTTTAGCGGCTGATTTATTTACTATAAATTCATCTACCAGCTTTCTCAACTCACCTACTTCATTGCCCTGTCGACCTGCCATCTTCTCGGCTTCTTGGTGCATTCGGACTAAATCAGCAGCAGACTTTCCTCGATATTTATCAGGTATCTCTTCCGCTTCACCAGTTTGCTCTTCTTCATGAGAGGCTGATTCAAGGGATTCCGTTAAGGATTGATACTCTTCATTATCATCTAGTTGAGGTTCTTGGTTGCCATCTAAAAATGTTGCCATGTTTGCTCCGTACTATCTAGTATTATGGAATTTATATAAATGAGGTTACTTCAAAAAGAAGTCTCAAGCTTTACTACGTTCTATCTCAATCTGTTTTTGGCGTTGCTTCGTCCATTTGATTGTAGCCCCTGCAAAGTCTCCTGATAGGGGGTCTAACTTACACATGGGTGAAGCGAGTTGTCGATGAGACAGACTGTTACATTTAGAGCATACACTTTCCCGACTGTCGGAGCGTACATACTTCTCTTCTATGTAACTACATTCACTACATTTGAAATCATAAACTCGAATCATTCATGAAATCCTCATAAGAGTTCTTGATACCATCTTCAAAACTTAATAGCTTTCCAATAATATCTAATTGCCCTTGGCGGTAGTGTAATTCTTTTTCAGTCTTACAAGTGACAAGATCACGGAGAGATGTCTCCGATGACGTAAAGTCTTCTAGTAAGCTCTTCCATCCTTCTGTTTGAAAAATATCAATTAAAGAATTGTAATACTTCTCTAACTCAGGATCTGTATGTGTTGACATTGCGTTTTCCTTATGATAGGGCGCTGATAGAATGACTGGACTATAGCATACTAATACTATAAAGTCAAGAACTATTTCTCATTCATTTGTTTATTAACAATAGCTTCTTTGCTTTCGATCTCGCGCTCTTTCAATACAAGCTCTGCAATCTTAGCTCTTTTGGCGAACTCTTTTTCATCAGTGTCACCATCAGCTACATTAGTAGTAAGAACTTTTAAACGATCAGTCTCTGCTTCCATAGGAAGTAATTGAGTCTCAGTATTATACTTAGCAGTACGGGCTTGTGATTCCTGAGCCTGTCCCTGTAGCACTGCAATGTAAGCTTCCTTCTGTTGTATATCTACTTGAGCAGCTTTCTGTGCCATAGGATCTGGTTGAGCAGCTTCTGATAACTTAGCAATAAGAGCTTCTCGGTTAGCTAGGTTCATATTATCTACAACAGATTTAACAAGTTCAGGATACATAGGAGTATCAGGAGACATTGTTTG